GAGGTTGTCAAACAGGTACTCAGACCCAAGCAGCTTGTCGTTTCGCCGCTGAGCAAACATAGCTCCAGACTCGTTAGCGCCGTTTGGCTGAATAACGATGTTCATGGCGTCGGTAATAAGATTATCTCCAACATCCATTAGCTGAATCAGCTCTGATGGAAACTTAACGCCCTCTACCCGTGATGGCGGTCGCGTTGAATCATTAACCTCAACGACAAATCCTGGGCTCGATGACGTGCGCTTAAACTTCTCCTTCTCGTTGTCAGGGAAAGTCATGCTGTCGATGAACCAGCCATAGGCTGCCATCTTGTTGCCGATATCAATCACCAGCGAGTACTGCTTGTTGAGGTATTTCTGCGGGTCTTTAGCAGCCTCTACCTTGCCCCAGAAGTCTATGCCGCGCTTCTTTCCGTAGATTGGGATGATGAAGAAATCATCCACTGGAAGCTCGGCTGGGTACTCATCTGAAAGAACAACGCCACCAGCCACCTTGGTGACTCTCATCTTAGTTTGATTTTGCTCTACAACGAAGAACCCTGGGATAGTCCGAACGCTCTTTAGGTCCCTAGCCTCCCAGCCATTAGCGTTGAAGTAGAAGTCCTCAGCGGCATTAGCGATAACAGAGCCCTTATCGTACACCTTGCGCCAGCACTCAACGACTCGGTACTCCTTCTTGGCAATATCAACCATAGGGTCCGTACCCCAGAGTTGCAGCGCTGTCCCGTGCGAGTAGTTATCGTAGGCGTATTGAACCGAAGCCCCCTTGTCGAGAATGAAATCCTCGTAGTCTAGCTGGATGTCCTCGGCCTTATCCGGCCATAGCTGCTCAATCTTAGCTTTGGAAAACCAGCGATGCTTGCAAAGGTACTCACAATCCGAAAGGTCTAGCTTCTCGTGTGGCCCATAGCAAACATCTGCCCAGGGAAACTTTTCCACAACAATCTCACCGCGCAGGTCATTATCGAACCGCATAAACAAATTGAGCTGACCTCGGCCAGTAATGACCGCGTCCTCAAAAGCTGCGCTCTCTTCACGAGAAAAGTAACACCTGCTGAGAATGTGCTTGGATGTAATGTTCAGGAGGTCTGCTACCTTCTGGTCGCCACCCTCTTGAGGAACGTATTTAAGGTCCGTACGCTCTTGGCGCTGTATCCCACAAATCGCATCAACGTTCTTTTCAATCTTGTTGATAGTGACTGCTGCCCTACTAAGGCCCTCAAGTCTGGCCTTTTCAACCTCATCCCAGTGCTTGCCTGAGTAGTAGTCTTCGCTCTCCTTTGCCTTTTCAAGACTATCCTTTTCCAGCTCTCGCGCAGTCTTAAAGAGTTCGCGTATGTCAGAGAGGATCTGCCGGTCGTCCTCCTTTTTTTTTGAAACCTTGGCTTGGTAATCCTGAATCTCGTGGGTGTGTCCGTCCATCGACGGCTGCACTATCCACACTCCAGGGCTCCCAGGAGCTACTTCGTTCCCTGCCTGATCGGTCTGCGGTGGTACTGGTGGCTGGTACACTATGTCGTGCGCGTGCCCCATATCGGTCGAGCAAAGGCCAACGCCAGTCTCGTCGTTTAGGTAAACGATATGACTGTGAGCAGCCCTACCGAGTCCGAAACGAGATAGCTTTTTGAGTTGCTTCATACGTATAGCCAGCCGTTAGGCTTACTGGACTGGGACCTCTCAGCATAGGCGTCGTCCCACTTGTCCCTCTCCGTCCTTAGGTCTGGCGTGCCGAATCGATAATCCTTGATGACGTCGTATATGTAGCTCAACATATCGATACCGTCGTCGTGCCAGAATGGAAACTTTTGCATCTCCAATCTGAGTCTTTCCCGATACGCGGCTGGAATAGCAGTACTCAAATGAATCTTTTGGTGCATTAAAGGATACTGTAATGCAGACTCAATTCGTTGTTGCTTGCTTCTTCCTGCCGGTCTAAGCAAAACCAGGCCCTTGTTTTCAACTGTAATGCTTCTCCCACGGGCAAGTAAGGCTTTGCTAATGTGCGTTTCGGCGGTAGAAAGTCCGACTTTCTCGACTCCAAGCTGTCTTATCTGTCCGTTACGCATAAACATGCGCACAACATTGGTAATGGCCTCGGCCTCGGTCTGGGGCTCAATGATTAGGTCTAGGACGTAGATGTTGCTGTTTCCGATGTCATCTCGGTACGGCTCGACACCAATAACCCCCATAGCCCAAGAGTCACCCTGCCGCTTGTCTGACTTACGCTCTCCCGCTGGGTCCACGAGCATGAACCTGAATAGCTTCTGAGGGATACGAGCCGGGGAGATTTCCACAAGGAGATTATGGTCTAGCTTCTGAGTGCCCTGAGGCGTTGGGTCTAATAGCTGCTGAGAGAAGAACATCTGCCGGTTGATTCTTAGCTCTGCCATCCGCTCCTCTGGCAGATAGGCGCTCGCCCCATTGGGAGTTCCATCCACGGTTGCAGGCTTTACCCTGACCGTATACACCGGCTTGCCGTCGGCTGTGGTCTTATTGCGGAGCTTAACGAGCAGGTCCTCATGGTGATAGGTCGTGCCAATAACCTTATGCCAGCCGTCAATGGTTCCTAGATTCTGGCTCATGTCGAACGTGTCGGTCAGCTTGGCCATAACGTCCGGGCTATTAACCAGGTCTTGAGTCACAATGTCGTCATAGATACGGCCGCTAAAGTGCTTACCTACGGGCATACCCTCAATCAATCCATGAGCCTCTAGTGTGGCCTCCTTGTAAAAGCCCTTACGCCTTACAATCAAACCATCCGTCTCTGACCACTTGTCAGCCTCGGTCCTGGGGTCTTGGTAAAGGATGTCAGGGAAACAAGCCTTTAAGAGTGTGCTGCCTTCCAGTATTTGCTTAATACCGCGCAGGATAGACAAGGCCGCTGGGCGCGAGTACGAGAACAAACCTATGCGCTCCTCTGGGTTATTGAGTATCTGCCGAATAGTCTCGCCCTGGGTAATGATGGTCGTCTTTCCATGCTCACGAGCCCACAAGTCTAGGGTGTGACTCTTAGGCCCACGCATGACATCTTTGCAGCATTGAACCCACCACGGGTGGTTAGCTATAGAAACCCGCATCCCGAAGTAAACGAGGAACCACAGGTTGTCTTTAAACATCCTGGCTAGGGCATCCGTATTAGGAACACCGGCCGCTCGCTTGTCCTCAAAGTACCTACAGAAGTCATGCCCATACTTAACGCCCGGTAATCGCTTCCAGGCTATCCCATCTATCAACAGGTCCGGTTGGTCCTCGCCCACCTTATCCGTCATTGTAGCTAATCCTCAGCTTGCAGGGGTGCCTTCTAAGCAGGTGTCTGTTCTTGAATACGTGCCGTATCAACCTTTCCCTATCCACACCTAGAAGCTCGCAAATCCAACTACAACTCCCCACGTAATGCCTATTATCCCTCAAGAACCAATATCTGTCCTGCTTACCCGTTTTCCTTAGGTCCCTGGTCCTATAGCTGCCAATGGCCGTAGCTATCCCCTGCATCAAGCAGTAGCACCACATCTTAGCCTCAGGTAAGCGCATCAAGTGGTCGCCAACTTCTACAGGAAAGATAAACTTCAGGGGCTCTTTGTCTTGGTCAATCCGCATCGCGCCAAACAGTTTACCAGCCCACCTCCGAAGACCTGGCAAAAAAAAGCATCTATTTACTTGGGTGGAAATCTAGTGTCGTTGTATAGTGACCGCAGCTAGGATCTATGTGGCGGGTAGTCAGCATAGGGAGCTACCAACTACTACAGCGAGTGCCTGGATACCGTAAGGTCCAGGGTGACTGGTGACGAACCACTCATGGCAACGCTTTAAGATTTTTGGCGACCCACGAGGTCCTTTGTCGGTGAAAGGCAAAGGGAAACCTGAGTTAGTGAACCCCTCTGAAACCATCCGTTAGTTCGGGTGGAGTAGTCGTAAACAGGAATTGTTTACGATGGCCAGAACCTTGAAATACAGAGTTCCCAGCGGCGAGGACAAGGGCGACCAGACAGAGACTAAACGGGTAAGGACTCTAACCGACCCATCCTGAAAGGGACTCGATTTCACCAGACCTCAGTGAACCTTTGGTTTGTTTGGATTAGTTTGGTTTCACTGTTCCCCTAGTTGGGTACGGTGATCCCAAACTATTCTTCCTAGTGAGCCTACCGGCGGTAAACAATAGCCAAGGTGATCTAGACGGTTGGAATAGATCCAAGAGAAATGAGAACCGAAAGGAAAGAGAAGAGATCTCAAAGGCAACAAAGCCTAAGTGAAAGAGAGCAGGAAATCCGGCTGATCAAAATACAGCTTGGGATAGAGATGTTCTACACTCCAAAACCAACCCTAGCCTCAGAGATAGAGCAGCGCTTCAAGCTAGCACTTGCAAAATAGACACGATTTTTTGACGGCTTCTGCAAACCTATCCCTATAATTAACCATGCTTGGAATTGGCCAAGCTAATAACCATAGGAGCTTTAATGGCTGCAAAAAAGAAAGGTAAGAAAGCAAAGATGGGAAGTCGCTGCAAGTAATTGCACGAAGTTCGTTTCAGCATACAGGGCTTGGCTTTAAGTAGGGCAACTTACTTGGAACCAGGCCTTTTTGTTACCCTGACATAAGCTCAGTGTCCGGTTAGTAACTACCCTTGCTAATCAAAAATACACACGGACACTGAGCGGTTTCTATAATGAAACTGTCAGCCGATCAGACCAAATTGTGTTTTGAATGTGGCAAGAAGGCTACCCACAGGCATCACGTCATCCCACGGTCGCTAGGCGGAAAACGGACCGTCCCACTATGCTCCACCTGCCATCCAAAAGCTCATGGGCAAAAAGGCCACTGGCAAGTAGGAGAACTCGTAAGACAGGCACACGCCAAGCTAAAAGTTGAAGGCAAATGGCTGGGCGGTGTAACCCCATACGGATTTGAATTAAAAGACGGACGGCTAACCCCACTGCCATTAGAAGGCGAAACTATCAGACAGATATTCACGCTGGACATAATTGGACTGAGCTGGAGACAGATAGCCAAGCACCTAAACGAGAAAGGCATACCCACAAAGACAGGGAACGGTGGATGGCAACACTCGGTTGTAAAGCAAATACTGACACGCCAAGGTAAGGCCAAGCCAAGGCGCAGGAGACGGCGGCATTAAAAAAATTGGGTGGACTTAGGCATGGGTCTTAATTAACTGTGAGGTGAACGCGGTAAACGGCTCACCCCCGACTCCCCCCTCCCCTGGCACCCCTCGCGCGCACGCGCACACACGCGCACGCACGCACACGCGCACACACACACGCACGAGCAGGCGCACGCGCGCGCACGGAATACGGAGTGTTTTGCTGGGGTATAGAGGAGGGCTCCTTACAAAGGAGAGCAAGTACAATGGGTTAAGAGTGCTTGAACGATAACGCTAGTTATCAGTCGTCCGAGTATTCGGCTGTTGTGAGTGAGATTGTCACTGTCTGAGTTGCCACGTTCTGAGTGCTTTGGCCGCTCTCCAATCGACGCGCAGAAAATATCTGCGAAAATGAGTACGCAATCGCATTCGCGCTCGCTTTGTTCAGCTTCTCAGGGTCATTCAAGGATTTAAGCAACACCAACTCCGTTGCAGTTAGTAGATCCTTTCTAACGCTTTGATAAGCCTCTATGTTTTCTAGTTCTGAGAATACGGGTTTGAACTGCTGCACCAGCTGTTTAACGCGGGTTTCTGATAGTCCCACCGCGCCTGCAATCTCTGACTGACTCAACCCGCGCGCGCGCAGCTCCAGCACCTTTGCTGTTTTCTTGACCTGAATAACTTCGCGGCTGTTTTTGCGCCCCTTTGGACGCCCACCCTTGTTTCTACCTTTTGCCGGTAGCGTCTCAACCTCTTGTGTCTCTGTCATAGGATCAGCGTGCGGGCAGGAGCGGTTAGTCGTCAAGCTCGCCATGCTCCGCCTTGAGCAACGACCAGAACTTTTCAACGCTGTATCCGCTCACTTCCTGCAATCGTATCAGCACCACAATTCGGACACCGCGCGCATTCTTCAGATACAAGTGATCCATCGCCTGAGTACTCAGCCCCAATTCTTTAGCGAGCCGGTACCGCGTCCAGCCCTGTTTTTTTAGCACCGCATCCAAAAGTTTTTTCATAGTCATATCGGTACACTAGCCCAAACCGCGGGCATAGTCCAAAAATAGTTACACAAAACCACTTGCCTATCGCGTCAGGTTGAACGATAAATGGGGTACGCAAGTTTTTTTGCGTAACTGACTAGCAATCAACAGGAACCAACAATGATCGAGAAAGCACACAACCTGATCGCAATCGCTAAAGAGCTCGCAGCCAAGAACGGCGAAACCCTAGAGCACTTCCTAGACCGTCATCGCTACGCGCATCTCGCTTGCAGCGTATACCGTAACCGATTCGGGAAGATCCCAACCCGCGCTGTAATCGACTGCGCGCTGTACCGCATCAACTGGTAACCAACCGGCCCCGCAAGGGGCCATGTTTAGACTAAGGAGATCACAATGCAATCATTCACAGCAACAATCTGCGGGGACGCTGTCACCGACTTCTTCGGTGATGCTTATCAATTCGAGACCATCGAGCAGGCGGTCAAGGAGCTGCGGGCTTATTACCTGCGAGCGGGCTACGGGCTCGACAGTATCGACATATACGCCGGGGACGCCTGGGTAGCTAGCCTATTAAACAACTAACGAGGGCACCATGAAACCAGACAAGAAACTCCTTTTAGACCTACTCAGACAACGCGCTATAGCTCACCACATGTTAGCCAAGCCCGATCAGTCGGCCCCGTATTGGCGCGGGTATCTGGACGCAATCGATCTAGGTATCTGGTTCGGTGTGGGCATTAAGCAGGACGAGATTCAACACTTAACAGAATGGAAAGAGATTAAGAGCCAAGGACAGCTTTTCTAGCTCCTACAGTTAGCCCTGCGGGGCTAACGATAGGCATCACTCGTCGAGTGGTGACTGACTAGCAAAACAACTGGAAAACATAGGAGCGTTATGTACCGACGAACAACCTACAGCAGAGATCCTCGATGGTTAACCGTGAAATTCGCTTGCAAGTGCGCCAAGTGCGGGCAGGCTATCAAGCGCGGAGATGAGGCGTTTTACTACCCAAGCACTAAAGATATGTATTGCCAGGACGACAAGTGCGGAGGCGCTGCATCGCGGGACTTTGAATCTGCGGCCTGGGATGAGGCTGTCTATAACGGACAGTGGTAGGAGGCAACAATGGAAACCCAACTACTACACTTCACACTTTGGGCTTGTTTAGCCCTGGAGATCATTAACCTGGCTTTAAGCATAGCCTTCTAACCCTTTCCCCTGCGTCTCACTGAGGCGCTGGGGTGAGTGCTGAAAGGCTACTCAAAACAAAAGCCCCCAACAGTGCTGGAACACTGAAAGGGGCACGTCTAAACACACTTACCATTAGGGGGTAAATATGAATAGTTCCGCCGACACTAACACCATTTCAATCAAAGTAGTAGACGACAGGATCGGCGCTCTCGCGGCTCATCTTGGCTGTGAAATTGACGATATCTCCGCTTGTACCTATGACGAGTGCGCATTTGAAGCGTGTGGCGGTGAGTACCTGGTCCTCACTAGCTGTGAAGCCGACGAGTTGACTAGACAGCGGATTGAAGAGTCACTATGGGCGTTTAGTGCTTCATTCATAGCATCCCATACCCGCAACGGCTCTCGGCTGAGTGCATAAAAGCTCTTGAAGAAATGCAGGGAAAGCTCTGCGAGAGTGCAAGGCCCATAGTAGAGGCGCTCATCGAGGACATGGATCACTTCGTGAGTGACGCCATATGCGCGGATGGTCGCGGTCACTTCCTATCTCAATACGACGGCGAAGAGAACGAGGAAGGCGAGTTCTACATCTACCGCACCAACTAACCCCAGGATCGGAAGCAACCAGCAACCGAGTGAGCGCCCCTGCGGGGGCGTTCTATCGGGTGATGTATGCCCGCAACTGGAGACTAGCAATCATGGCAACAAAAGACGCAGACGAAACGATAAAGATCGCTAAGAAGATTCTACGATTGATCGGGGGCGACCCTGGACTGATGAAGCTTCAGGCGCGAGCAATAAGTACCATACCTGGGGGCATAGAGTTCTTGGTCCCCTGGGGGACCCGCGTGCAGATAGTGCAAGCGGCTCACTGTTACGATGTCACGATCATATACCCAGGATGGAAGCACAAGGCGCAGACAGAGCGCGACGTGGCCGAGGATGATCTCGTAAAGGTTATAGAGCGAAGGCTCAGTGGGCGATTGCCCCAAGAAGGCTAATCAAAGAATCAGACAGGGCCGAAAGAACGTGTATCACTACATGATACAGGTTAGGCTTTCTGACCCATAATCAGAAACAAAAAGGGGGTAAACCCGTAAAGGTCTACCCCCACATTCGACTAGCAATCAAATGGAAACCCAACGGATTAACGTCAGACTTCATTTCTGATGGTAGTCCCTTGGTACTGAAAGAACAAGGGAATCATGGCAAAAATAGTCTATTTACGGGCAAAGGAAGAGGCACAGCCGGAGTATTCACCAGCATATAAGGGGCTCATCACATGGCTAGAGAGCCGGCCTAAGAATACCAGAAACCACTACCGCGGAATCCTGAATGAGTGGTCGAAGTTCCTGGGGTACGAGCCAACAGATCGAGCGCTACAACGGGCGCTAGTAGCAGCAAAGCACATAGACGTCCAGAAGTGGGTGAACGAACTGAAGGAGCGCCCTGCTCAATCTGGACGCGCACGAGAGGCAAGCAACGGAGGGAAGATCTCGATGGCTTCCGTGCGCCACAAGGTGATTGTGATGCGCGCAATCTACGATGAGCTAATAGCCCAGGGGTTTGCCGAGGGGAACCCATTCGAGCGGTTAGCCAAGGAGCTAAAGAAACACGAGGCCGGACAGAGGCGCCCTCACCTCTACATTCCACCGGCTGCGGTGAAGAAGCTAATAGACTTAGACGTGGATCGGCAGCGACCTGAGGAGTTCCGCGACCTGATGATCTTCAAGATATTTTTTGGTGCTGCGCTAAGGCGTGGCGAGGTGTGCGCGTTACAGATTGGGGACGTTAAACGATCAGACAGTGGCAGCGTGTACCTGAGACTACGCGCAACCAAGAGCGGAAAGATTCAGAATGTAACCCTTGCCCCATGGGTGGCAAATCCCCTGATAAAGTTTCTCGACATGAGAGCGCGTGAAGGAGCGGTTGATAGCGACCCTCTATTCATCGTGTATCGGGTGAACGGAAGAGTGACAGCCATATCAGACTCAACTGTCTACCGCATATTCAAACGTTACTGTGCAGAGCTGGGACTAAGCCCTGACTTTACTCCTCACTGCGCACGAGCGACTGCAATTACGAAGATGCTGGAGGATGGATTCTCCCACCGAGAAGTTCAGCAGCTATCAAGGCACGCGAGCATCACGATGGTGGAGAAGTACGACAAGCGCCGAGTCGAGATCGACCAGAGCCCCAGCAAAAAATTAAAATACTAAATCCTTGTGTGCATTTTTACTGTTGCAAGGATGTGTGTCATACTCTAGGCTACCCCTGGTGATAGCAGTTCATATTTAGCGACTGCGGTTCTTATCTGTTCGGTCCTTGAAGTTGACCGAGTTAGTTATCGGTCCTGATAACTTTCACGACTACGTTACTTATCGGTCGATCTATTTGGTCGATAAATAAAACGGACGAATAGATAAGACCTCTGAATAACTAGCAGTTCAAGGGGTCCATGAGCAACGAGAAAGACAAGGTATCCTGCCCTTTTCCCACCGAGCCTGGTGCTGTCTTTATGACAGAAGCAGAATGGGCTCAATTCAAGGGGCGATTAGGCGATGAAGCGGCCTACTACTGGTGCGAACAAGCCGAAGCCTACGCCGAAGAGCAGCCCCGTAAGTGGGCCAAGTATAAATCCCACTTCAGAACACTGACTAACTGGCACCGCTACAAGGTGGAGAACGGATATGAGTTCTTCAACCACCCTCAGCACGGCCCTGGCTATTACAAGAGCTGGATAATCGAGAAGCTCGCGGGGGTTCGCGCATGAGCCAGCCAGTAAACGCCAACCAGTTACTAGACATGGACACGCCGGACGTTCGGCTGGTGTGGGGTCCTGTAATAACCCTGGGCTCGCTTGTGATGGTGTTCGGGCCTACTGGTTCAGGCAAGAGTCGCCTTTCAATGGCCTTGGCCTACATCATATCGGCTGGGGGTAGGTTCCTTAATCACTCGATAGAGGAGCCGCGCAAGGTTCTGTATATCGACACGGAGCTAGAGTTCCCAGCGCTCAAGAGACGAGTGCTGGAGATTAGAGGCTGGGCCCCCTTCTCTCCGCGTGGCGACCACATGCGGTTCTTTACTCGCGCACAGTGCGGGCCTCGGATGTGGAATCTGAGTAACCCGATAGACCAGAGAAAGTATCTGGACATCATCGGCGACTCGGAGGTGGTGTTCATTGATAACATTCTAGGCTGCGTCTATCCGACTCACTCACGAGACGATGATGTCAGTCAGTGGAACCGGATTATTCCGTGGCTTCACAACCTTCGGGCTTCGGGTAAGACAATCATTCTTCTTCATCACACTGGCAAGTCAGGCCAGCAGCTAGGCACGTCAATAAAAGAGGCTTGGCTTGATACCAACATTGAGTTGCGAATCCCTCAGCCGTTACGTCTGGTGCGCGGCCTTGAGTTGGAGCTGCACTATCGAAAGACCAGAGATGTTTTGCGTAGCGATGCGGCCCCTATGCACGTTGAGTACGTGCAGGACACGGACTCTGGGGTTAGCCGCTGGTATTGGAAGCCGCTCGAATCGGCGCAGCAAAACACAATCAACGATCTCAAGAGCAAAGGCATGGGAAAGAGAGAAGTTGCACGGGTGTTGGGCCTGAGCTTTAGAGAGGTGGAACTAAACTGGGAAGATAGCGAGGTGAATATATGAAGTTCGATGAGTTGTTCGTGCTGGAGTGGTCGGCTAGTCAAAATGCTTTTCACATTCAGCTACTAGAGATGGCGCTCGAAGCTAACCAAAGACGGTTCAGTGACAAGCCCGACGACATGTTCGACTGGGTCCCCTTGTATGTAGGCACCTACCGAGAGTGCGAAATTGTAGCACGTCACAACGAGTACAAGCTCAATCGCAAAGAGCGAATCGGAGTAGCACGAGAATGGACACACTAAGAGCATTGAATCACCTATCGAACGTTCTCACTGTAGACGAGTGGGCTGCGTTCAAATCGACGGATGAGTATCACTGGATGGTGGCTCGGACTAACGGGTATCGCGGTAGCAGTATGGAAGAGTTGATGAAACGAGGGTCAGGTAGACGGCGCGAGGCATGGAGCATAGCTCTTGAGATGGCCGAGTCGATAGTCGCTGATGACCTGCGTGAATTAGCTGCAAACGTACCGGACGAACAGAGACAGCGAACTACTGAGCGACTAGCTGAGAAGCTAATGGTGGAGCAAGGATTGACGCCCCCTACTTTCACAGCCTGGTGTGATTGTGACTCATGCGGTCGCGTCCCTGCTCCTGCTGGAACTCCTGACTCAACGCCTAACTGTCCTTGGTGTATGCCATGATTATTAAAGACCTTAGCTTTGCCGAGTATCGAGCTATTGATGCGGTGAATGTGAGCAGGTTGTCGGGGCTTAGCAAGTGCCCTGCCTACTTCAAGTTCA